GACGAACAAATTCTTACTATTCTTCAACAAAACAAACAACGCGAGATGATTAATAACGCAAATGAGTTAGCAGGTAAGTACGCCCCTGGAACTATGTTCCAATCGGTTGGTTTGCCTAATCGCCAATCGATGCGAGAAGAGATGATGAATACAAGCGCCAATGTAAATCTTGGTGATATCCAACAAATGATGGGGTCTATAGCCGGTGTCTAATCCAAATAGGTTTCAACGTTTATTAGCTAATACTGCACAAGCGTTAAAAGAAGGCGCTCAAAAAAGTGAGCGGGCCACACGCGTTGCTGAAGAAGTCTATCCAAGCGTATTAAATGTTGCTGGTAAATATCACAAAGCTTTGCGTGCACAAGGGGTGAGCTTGAAAGAAACTCCTGTACAAGCGATAGGAGCTTTTGGCACACGTCTTGTAACAGACTTAACAAACGATGGGACCAGGGGTGTGTATTGGCGCTACAACCATCCACTTGCAATATTAGATACCGGCATTGAAAATACAATGAAAGCCGTAGTTGGCAAAGATGCCTATAGAGATTTAGGTAAAACTAAAACAGGTTTGATGGCAGCGACAATTGCCGTACCAACCACGATTATGAGTGGCGCTTTCAATATTCTTAACCCAGGCCAAGCTTTCCGTGCCACTGGTTATGCGCAAACATATTCACCAGAAGGTACCGATGATCGTAGAGAGACAGAACAACCTGTACAAGAGTTATTTGATCGTTTCTTCCTGGGGCGCCAAGGAGCTCCATTAAAGTATGAAACTGCAAAAGCAGAAATTCCAAGTTTAACGCCAGAGCGTTATTCAAGATTTATGCAAAACTATTATCAAGATCGTGGTTTTATGGGAATTTTAAAAGCAACTCCCGAGAACTTAGAAGGAATTCCAGAAGCCCGCATGCTTGGTTATCCTGTTAACATTGCGACAGCAACAACAGCAATTGGTGGATTAACTGGATTAGCGGCAGGTTTACGGAGCGCACCATCTAAAGTTGTGCCCGGTAGAGGATATCGCGAACATACTGTAGAGATGGCACGAACAGGATTAACACGCCGTGGTTTAATTGGTGGAGCAACAGGTGCACTAGCTGGGGCTGCTATTGGATCGGCAATTAATGCAACGATTGCACAAGCTAATCGTCCGAAATTACCCACAGTTGCTGAATATACAGAAGAAATGCAATGATAGAATTAGCTGATAACAGATAGTCGTAAACATGGCATTAATAACAGGCAGTGGCGGAGACTACAGCGAGAATTATTCACGCCGTGGAAACGCTTCTCGTTATAGCGAAGATAAGGCGCAAGATCTTGTTGAGCAATTTAAAGCAGGGCTCTTGTCTGTCGGCCAAGGAATTGCAGGTTTATTTCAAGGTGGCGCTCCCAATACAACTGCAAATAACATTCTGATTACCGGTGATACCCCAAACGATCCACGTATTACGGGTACCACTGAAGATACACGTATTACCCAAGGTGGTACACGTACTGGCGGTGTAGATGTACGTCGTCCTATTACCGGCACTCAAGTTGAGATGGCGGAAGAAACACGTCGCGGTGGTGGACAAAGTTCTATTCCACAGATGGGTGCGGCCGGTCGTGGCGGGGGCGGAACGGGTGGTGGTGGCGGAGGAGGGAGAACAACTCCACCTTCTTCTCCTCAACAAGGTGGCGGTGGCGGTCGCGGTAATGTGAACATCAATCCAGGTGCTTTAGTTGATCGCAACACTTTGTTGGGTGGTGCATTCAGCAATGAAAATGCAGGAAGAACCCTTGGACGTCTTGGTTACTTAGCACCTGTTGCTGCGGCTGCACAGAGTTACATGGAAGATAAGCCTGTTGAGGCATTGGCTGGAGGTGCTGCTGGCCTTGGTACCACGGCATTAGTCCGTGCTGCTGGCCGTGGCATTAAAGGTCCTGTTGGTGCCGTGCTGCAAGTTGCCGCACCTTTTGTTGGCCTTGGTGCACAGCAGTTAGCAGGTGGTGCTGCACAAAGCGCTTATCAACGGAAGACTGGGTCTGGCGATCCAACAGCATTGTCGACTCAAATGGGTCGGATAGAAAAGCTTCAGCAATTAGGGCTTGAAGGTAACATCGCAACTCTGAATGCTGTTAATTCTGGTACCAAAGACATGCTGACGCATGCCATGGAAACAGAAAAGACATACATGCAATCGATGTTCCCCCTGCTTGAGCAGCAACGTAATAACGACGTTGTGCGTCAACAGCAGATCATGAATAGCATGGGTCAAAACTTTGCAATGCTTGGTAGTGCTGCTATTACAGGCAAGCTTGCTCTTGGAGCACAAGCAAATGCTGGTGCCAACTTGCGCACAATGATGACTGCTGCACCTTACGCCAATGCAGTTCTTCAAGCTCCAAATATTAGCTTCTGATAGGTAACGACCATGGCAGGATTTCTCGGTGGTTTATTTGGCGGAGGTGGCCAAGGTGGGTTCATGAACCAACCTTATGGTGATTGGCGATCCACTTCAGGAGCAGCAACAGGGAATCCAAACCTTGCTGGTAGTTATGCAGATATTGTTGCTGAGTACCAAACTAAATACGGTAGTGACACCAACTTTGATCCTAAAGATCCAACGTCTGTTTTTTCTAAGTTGATTAAAGATCAACAAGTTCAAACGATGCTCGCCAATGATCCACGTGTTATTGCGTTACAAGCACAAGCCTATGTGGATCCAATGAATCAACTAGCCGACAAAGCATCGGAACGTGCCATGAAAGGACATATTTTTGCCAATGTGTTAAAAGCTCCTGATAGATATGGCGAAGCAATGGCACGTAAGTTTGATTTTATTAATCCTGTCATTCAAGCAATGAAGGATAGTAATACAGCATCCAAACCGTTTAGCAGTAGAATTACTTTTAACGTCTAAGTAAATAACATGTCTTATTGGAACACCAATATTCCAGCCGGTACTTTTGGCGACTTTACAGGTGTGCCAAGTAAGTACACTTTACCAAGTGCAGGTAGTTTTGATATTCCTGCGTTTAATGCTGATATTCCTGCCGGTACATTTGGTTCGTTCCCCACTATTGATGGCTCAGCCGCAGGACAGGCTGCTTTTGGTGGAACAGCAGCAGGTGGGTTAGGTACTTGGGGCGGCATGCAAGCCGTTGGAGGAATTGTTAATACGCTTACCAATCAACTCGCTAATCGAGAAGGAACAACTGCAGGTCAAAATTATTTAGATTTCCTGGCAGATAAACGAGATGCTGACTATGGCTCTGCTTTGATTGAACGTAATATTGATATTGCAGATCAATTTAGAATTCCTCGTGTTGTTGCAAAGATGCGTGCAAATGACCCGAATATTCGACAAGCTGATCGTAGAGCTGATCTTGCCAACTTGGCAGGAAAATACGGACAACTTGGCGGTTTCCTTGCTTAAGTGTTAACGCCTTAAAATAATGAGAAAGAGAGTGTAGTTATTATGTCTGCAAGTAGTGCGGTAAGTGGTGCCGCTAGTGGTGCTCTATCAGGCATGGCACTTGGCCCCTGGGGTGCACTAGCAGGCGGTGCCCTTGGCCTTGCAGGAGGTTTATTCGGTGGTGGCGGCTCCCTTGACTTTGGTTTAACACCAAGGGAACAAGCTCTTAAAGGTTATGCGTTTGATCAAGTACGTGCAACACCTAGTCGAAAACGCACTATTATCAATGAGGCCAGGAGTCTAAGGGAAGGCGGAGACCGTGGCGCTGCAGAGGCATTGCTTGAAGGCTATGTCGATCGTTTTACCAATCCTGAGTTTATTGAGAAACGGTTAGCAAGAAGTTATAACAAACCGGTTGATTACTATGGTAAAAATTTCCAAGACATTGCAAGTAGCATTTATAACCAACAAGGCATTGGTTATAGCCCTGCTGACTACGATCGTCTTGCTAGTCGTGCCAAGGCAGAAAACATTAGAAGCGGTTCAGCTTTTGAGAATTTGTTGAAATCTGATTTGATTGCAAGTGGCAAAGTCATGTCCACAAATCAACAGATGCTTGCTGATATCTTTGGAGCACCAGAGAGAGACGCCTCTGGTAGACTAACAGGTAGATATGGTGATGCTTCGACAAGCACGCCAATTAGCAAGTACATGCCAGGCGGCTATAAAGGAGCGTAAATCATGTCAAAAAATAAACAACAAAATAAGCCTCAGCAACAGCAGAACAAACCTCAACAGCAGCAGCAAAGCAAGCCTGAGCAAAACGCTTCAAAACCAAAAGAACAAACGATTTCAATTGGTGGCGTTAAATACAACATCACTGGCAACAAAGTAGGCGGTAAAGAGTTTGCTGCGATTGCTACCGGAACCGGTAGGGGACTTCCAGATCTAAAGGAAACAATTTTAAACAAAGGGTTTTCTTTATCCGATAGTGGCAAGCAATATTATCAAACAAGTAGAAATACAGTAAACATACCTGAAGATAAGTCAGGCACTGGAACAGAAGTAGAAAAAGAAGAAACTACTAATCCTGCTGTAGATCCAAAAACATCTTGGCAATGGTACAGGGATCTTGAACTTGAGAAGGGCTCGCAGCAAGGTGAATTTGGTCTTGAGAGCGATCGTATTCGCAATCAATCCGCTGTAGAACTTGCAAAGATTCAAGCAGGTGCTTCTAACTATGGTTACGACAGACAGCTTGAAGGAACAAAATATGCCACAGATTCCGAAGAGCGCTGGCGTCAGGCCGTTGCAACAATCGAAGGCGACAAGAAAGCTTCGCTCCAAAACATCATTAACGCTGGTTTAAAAGATGTAGCGGAGATTGAGGGTGCTTACTCGCTTAAGAATGTTGAAGCAAAAGGTAAGTACGATACCCAGATTATGGGATTAAGGACCCAAGCCGACAAAGACATTGCCAGGATGGATGCTAATCAGAAGATGTACAATCTCCTTGGATTAGCCTTCGGTTAAGTCTGTTTATAATAATTAGATACCTTCACATTGGGTTATAAAAATGACCAACGCACTTACTGATACTGGTAGCGATACCGCTACTAATTTTGACCTTAGTAATTTTGAGAAACTTCTTGAGCGTCTTGAAGCATCTAAAGGTCGTCAGCAACGCCAGAAGTCTGTGGAGGGTCGCCGTGATATCTTCCAACAGGGCCTTGCTAGTATGATGTCTAACTTCTGATCTTGAGAGCACTATAAGCCATGACAACGTTGCCTCCCGGCCAAGTCAATACAGCAAATGAGGACGACCCGTTTGATATTGACAAATATCGACAGGCTGCTGAAGTGGCTTATAGTTTCTCCAAGAAAAAATTAGAAGATGCTGGAACCCAAGAGCGTGAAACCATCGGCAAAGGTGCGGCAGAACAACGTACCTCTGGTGCACAAGAACAAGAGTTCAAGCAAGCTGACGAAGCAAGAGACTACAACCAGGCGCAACGAGGCTATCGATATTGAGTTGTTTGACCAGTGGGTCGATAACTTAACTTCCTCGGATCAAGATGCGTTCTGTAGTTTTGCAGAAGAAACATTCTCAGTCATCGAGTGCTATCTCTATGCCAGGTTCCTTGGCTACGGAGGTAGCATTTCTGCGTGTGATCTTTGGGTAAAAGCTCATTACAAAAAACCTGATCATCGCAAGAAACTTCTCTACGAAATTGAGGAGATGCAAGAAGACATCCGTAAGTTACGTGAAGACGTAGACAACGGTGTTGTTAAGCGTGATGCAGGTGTTGCACGTATTGCAGGCATGCAAAAAGAATTGCGTGGCACTATTGCACAAATTGAACTCTTTACATCTAGTCGAGATCGTAAGGGTTTGTTGATGGCTGGGGCAGATCGTGCACTGCGAGAATTGCAAATTATTTTTAAAGATGATCCTATTGAGATTCCATTGGAAGAAGCTTCCATGAGTATTTGGGCCAAAATGCAATACGAAGACAGTTAAGTTAAAATACATACATGATGAACCAATCACCACCACAAGCTATCCCTGGACAAACACCAGGTAATGATGCGATGCTTGCAGGTAGCCTTGGCGCAGCAGTCCGTAGGTTACAAGAAAATCGTGATCGCTTTAGTGGTCGTCGTGTCTTACAAGGTGCTCCCATTGGTGGTGAAACAAAGAGCCCTGCGTCACAAGGCGCCGAAGTGCTAGACGCAGTTGCAACAACACGAAATGAACAAAACGGAACCCAACCGCCGGCAGCTCCCCCAAATCCTGGCACACCTCAAGGAACGGGAAGCCCGCAACCAGGACAACAGCCCAATGTCGGACAAAGACAAACAACAAGCAGCCCTGGAAAAAGCGCGCCAATATCAAGTGCAGAAGAAGAAAAACAAAAACGGCAACGAATGAAGTAGTATTCAGTTAGTAACTGATTACTTATTGTGCCTGCATACCAACATCTTGCATATCGACGTAACGCGCAAGCTGCTGCACGTAGGCAACAAATTCGTGCACCACGTAATATTGAAGCTTTAAAAAAAGCAAGAGAAGACTTTGGATACTTTTGTGATTATGTTGCCGACAAACCTCCTGCACAACATCACAAAGAATGGCACCGTCACTTTGTGACCGGTGAAGATAGTGCGTGCCTTATAAAAATTGCTGGACCAAACGTTGATCTTTTGGCACCACGAGGATCAGCTAAGTCCACAATCTTAGGCTTGTTTACAGCATGGGCTATTGGTCTACATACACAAGCAAAGAAGCCTCTTCAAATTCTTTATCTTTCTTATACGGTTGACATTGCACGTTCTAAGTCAGCAACGATTAAGCGGATCATTGAAAGCAAAAGATATCAAGAAGTATTCCCAACTGTACGTCTTTTAAAGAACGTCACTAGTAATGAGTACTGGTCCATCGATCACAAGTTTGCAGGTATTGACACGACCGGTGAAGAACAATTTACGTTGTGTGCTGCAGGCCTTAAAGGCTCAGTGACATCTAAACGTTCCCACTTGGTCATCATCGATGACGCCATTAAGTCTGCAGCAGATATTTCCAACCCTGACATTCGTAAACAAATGCAGGATAACTGGAATGCTGTGATTGCACCTACCATGTTTGAAGGAGCAAGAGCTATTTGCCTTGGCACGCGCTTTAGGCATGATGATATTCACGCAACAACATTCAACCCTCAAAACAATTGGTTGCAGATTGTGTTATCAGCAATCCTTACTGATCCCAAGACGGGAGAAGAAGTTTCTTACTGGCCTGATATGTGGTCACTTGATTACCTAAAGGAAAAGAAACGACAAGCACCGATTGCTTTTTCTTTCCAGTACATGAATCAAGTTGTCAGACAAAACGAATTGTCCCTTGCACCAGAGCTTATTGTTAAAGCAGAAATCGCAACTGAATTTGATTGCCTTGCAGTTGGTGTTGACTTATCCGCTGGCACTAAAGAAAAGAATGATTACACCGTAATGACATTAGGTGGACGCATTGGTGATCGCATTCATGTTATTGATTATCGACGGTTGCGTGTAATGGGTAACCTTGAAAAACTAGATGCCTTAAAAGAACTTCTTAACGATTGGAATATCATTGGCCAAGATGAGAATGGTAATTACTATCCAACGTACTCAACATGTGATATTTATTCAGAAGCTGTGCAGTACCAGGCTTCACTAGAGGCTGACTTTAAACGAGTGTGTTTAACCAATGAAGGTCTTTACAATCTAAATTGGCATCCTGTCAAGGGATTCCGTGCAGATAAATTGGCGCGCTTCCGTGGTTGCATGGGTTTGTTTGAAGACCGCAAACTTATTTTTAATCGTTATCGCAACTTTACTGCAATGTTTGAAGAGCTTACCAACTTTGGTGTTAGCAGCCATGATGACTGTGTGGATTCGTTAGTTTGGATGATTAATGGATTGATGCGTAAAGGACAACTTCATGTTGATTACTAAACTTAGAATTGATAAAAAGCAAAGTTGGTTGTGGGACCTGAGTACGTTGCCATCGGTTTAACAGCCGTCATATCTGCAGTTACTGGCGGAAGCTGGGTAGCAGGTAAGATCCTTGGTAGGCAAAACGACCAGATCCAACAAGCTTTTAATTACATTGGCTCACAAAAAAGAAGGATTGATGTTTTGGAAGACGATCTGAAGCGAATGCCTCTGGAGTACGTGCTTAAGGTCGACTTCCTAAGGGAGATCCAACAAATGCATGATAACTTTAATCAGATCAATGCAAAGCTTGATAAGCTGGTTGAGAAATTGCTTGAATCCAAATGAGTTACATCCTTGAGGTCCAAGAGGACGAGAACGGAGACCAATACATTACGTTTCCCGACGAAGTAGTTGAAGAGCTTGGCTGGCAAGAAGGTGACGTACTGAATTGGGATGTACGTGGTACGGGAATCATTATTACCAAAGTCAATGATGCGGCGGGATACGAAGTTATAGAAGAGTAGAATAGTCCCAGCAGAGAAAGTATTTAGAGTGAACTATCTTACACAACCTGGCGGTTTTTATGGCACAGGTTTAGGTAATTCCGGAGCAATGGCAGCGAGCCCTTTTGATCCTCGCTTTCAAATTCCAGGCGCAAAGAATAAAGACAAACCAATTCTCCCTGGTGAGAATCGCAAAGATATTGATGACGTGTATGGCCCAGGGCAGCCACAACCAATGCCAGGAGCACCAGGATTTCCGCAGCTTCCAATGGCAGGCAGTCCGTTTGGTTCCAGCAATCTTTACGGAGCCATGGCACAGATGGGTGGGCGTTACGACCCAAGTGCTCCAGGGAATGGTGCCGCGATGAGCAATCTTCCTTATGGTGCAAACGCTGCTAATGCATCGTTCTATAGAGGCACGCTTCCTGCGGGCTTTTCAAACATAACGGTTTCTTAAAACCTGCTAGTATTATTCAATAACTAAAGCAAATAATGGCGGACGCTAAAGCCAGACTTCAAGAAATTATCAACGCTTATCTTGATCGAGATAGTGGCGTTGTTGTTGACACAGGCATTGTTGCGTCTCATATTGCACAGATGAAACTCTTTGGCATTCGCCAAGGAGTTGAGTTCTTTCCATCGCAAGACAACTTTGGCTCGCAACGCAAGGACTTTTTAGATCGCGTCTGCAAATATAACAAACTTGGTACACGCCTTGATTCTATTTGGGAATATTTTATTTGCGATGGCCAAGGGCTTTTTTACATTCGTCCTACAAAAAATAACTACCGCCTTTATTATTTCCGTAAACACGAGTATCGTGCCTATTACAACGTTGATGGCGAACTGGATGAAGTTGTAATTATCTATAGCTATAAGGTGCGCAAAGCCATGAGTGGTTTTGCTGACATCCAGATGAAGAGCCTTAGCAACGTAACTGGTGTCACAAATGCTTATAGCCCAGGTGCTAAACGATATATTCGTCTGTCAATTAAAACAGATTCGATTGAAGAAACGCATTCCGAATCTGAGTTGAATTTTGATATGCCCACATACACTTTAACGGGTGAAACCAAAAAACTTCCCAACACACTTAATTTCATTCCCTGTGTTGAGATCACAAATAATCCAGTTGGGTTTTCTTCAGAAGGCCATGGTGATTTTGACGCATTGGCTAATGCCATTTGTACGCATGATGAATTGATGCGTACGATGCGCAAGAACATTACCTTCTTTGGTAATCCCACACTGTTGTCATCGCGTCCAAAAACCGACTTGATGGAAGCCGGTGGTGACATGGCAATTCAACGTCCTTCTATTGCTGCGAACTCAGGATTTGCCAGTCAATCGCCAATGAGTGCATCCATGTTTAAGGCTGATCCTGTCAGCCGTGGTATGGAAGCACAGATCAGAGTACCACGCGTTATTGCGAACCTGGAACCTAACGACCGTGTTGGTTACATTGTTCCAGATGCTATTACTGGGGACCAGAATGCTTTTGGCCGTCAGTATCGAGAAGAGATTCGTACTGCTCTTGGCGGTGTTGATGAGCTTTCTATTTCCGCTGGTGTAACTGCGACTGAATACAAATCACTCTTTGGTCGTGTTGCTGCAACAACGAAGAAGAAAGCAAATGCAATTTATGAGCATGGCATCTGCCGTTGTTTTGAATTAATTATTTACCAAGAAGAACAACTCTTTAAAACAACCCTGGCACAAGCTGCAAAACTTGAGAAACCAGTTGCACTTGAACCTGGTGCACCACAGGAACAACAAGAGCTTTACAAGCAAGCCATGCAGATGTATGAGCAAAAGCTCAAACAAATCATGATGGCGTGCATCGAAACACAGATGATTCCGCCTAATGTAGTGGGGTTAATTCCAGATGGTGATTTAACTGTTTTATGGCGTTGGCTAGGCCCTGTTTACGAGGACTCTACGCAAGACATTCTTAACAACTCAATTGTTGTAAGAAACCTTCAAGAGTTAGGGGTTGATAGCATTGAAGCACTGAAATATCTTTTCCCATCTAAAACAGATGAGGAAAGAGCGGAAATGCTATCCGGCTTTCCGTTCAGGATGGTGAACGAATTGCAGGGTGCATACGCTGCATTTTCTAAACTAGTGGGGGGCATGATGCAGACTCCTCACCCGCAAGCACCGGATCTTCCGATGGCTGCGGATCCAAGATTGGATTTAACGCCATATCTGTATCGAACTTTAGAAGCTTTACAAAAGGAGATGAGTTATGCAGGACGCTACCGTCCAATCGATCCCACAGACGAGCCAAGTTCCGGCAGCGGTGGCTCCGAGCAGCTACGTGGTGCCGAGCTACCAAGCAGCACCAGCAGCTCCAGTGGGACAACCGGCCCAGTATCAGGTGGGTACGAGCTACCCCCAAGCGGTACCACAGGCGGCCCCCAGTTACCAATCAAACCCGTCTCAGTACGCCCCCCAATCCCAATCGGAGGCGACGAGCAATCCATGGGAATCGGCGTTCAACAAGGTGGTGGGCCTTCTGAGCAGCCCAGTGCAATCCCCGTTCCAGGGTCAACCATCAGCTCCGACAACGTACAGTCCGGCCAATTACGGACAGGTGAACGGCCAAAGTACGTATCAATCGGTTCCGCAGACCTCGCAAGCCAACCAGACATACTCGCCCAATTATTCCCAAACTTATTCGACACCCTCCGCGGAAACCGACAGCCAGTCCCTGAGTCAGGTAGTGGCGGATCGGCTAAACCTAAGCAACGAAAGCCGGTTCGTAATCAATAACTACGGCTGGGAAGCACCAGCAATTCTCAACCAATATGCCCTTAATCTCGAGGGTATGCTGGATAGTGCTGTTGCTTGGGGCCAACAAGCACAAGGTCTGTTAACTGGTTATGCCAATTTTGCAGTTAACGAACACCAAGAGAACCTTGCATACAATGAAATCCTGACGAACCCTGATGTTCTCAGCGATTACACCCTGCAGTTCTTTGGTCCTGAAGGTCCGTGCCCTGTGTACGAAAGTGAGACCGAGCTTGAGACTCCTGGTTATCGCACCGCACCTGTTGATGCGATGAATGCGTACCTGCCAGCACCTCCTTCTGCTACTGCTCCTCAGCGTCCTGAAAACTTCTGGGGCAGCTTCAAGCAACAAATGGATGTAGATCCCGCTAATGCTTGGCGCTTACTGAACCAAGCTCAACCTCAAGTTGTTGCAAACAAATTGTTTGTAATGGAGTGAGGCGATGAAGCTAGCCGGTAAATTTAATCCGTTACTTCAAAAGGGTAAAGCGGCACTTACAAATGCAGCAATGAACCCTATGTTGTCAACGCTCGGCGCAGGCGCCGCTGCTGCAGGTCTTGCCACCCTTGGGAACGTTGTTACCGGCCAAGCACAAGAAAAAAGTCCCGGTCGTTTAATTGCAGAAGCAATTGGCGCTGGGGCTTTAGGTGCGGGTACTGGAGCTGCACTTGGTCCAGGTTACATGAGCAGACTTGTTAAAGCTGGTTCTACCAGTCCCAGGGCTGAGTTTGCACTTGGCACCGGAATTGGTGTTCTTGGCGCCGGTGCTTTAGGTGGCACAATTGGCGGTGGTGTTATGAATCTTGTTCAAGGTGAAGACCCAGAACGCTATGGTTCTAGCAACACCTTGATGGCGCGTACTGCTACGCCCACTTTGCAGTATATGTAACCAATAAGTTACTAACTGCTAAAATTTCTAATAGATAAGACATGGAAATGTCTGAATCTT